CTAACGTTCAACACAGGCGGACCATGGGTCACACGCCGACGCACTATGGGCCCCGGTGCCCTGGGATTCAGAGCTCTCGGTCGCCAAAGAACACTCGCTCTAGGCGAGAGTCGAACAGGTCGGCAGAGGCCTCGAGCAAGCCTCTGGCGGCCACCTCAGAAACTCGGCGAGTAACTGAGGGGTCTTGCACGCTACCAACACAGTAGCTGCCATCTACAAAATGTAGGAAAAAGCTCCTCGACACCCGCGACGGGTTGTCGAAGTCAAGGGGCATAGGAGTAGCCGTCGCTTTGAGTAGCGCAGGCTTCTCAACGCCGCGGGCCGCCTCGTACAACTCGTCAGCCTTCAACCCCATCCTGTCGAAGATAGGGGAGGGACCGACCGGAGCAAGCGGGATCTGCGATATCACTACCGTCGCGGTGGCTGCAGACGGGGAAACCAATTGCACAGTGCTCCAAGTAATGACACTAGCCGCGGCGCCGGATAATGCCACTCCGTATGCACAGGAGAAAGACGTAGGACATCCCAAGGCGGAACCACCTGTGCCAACTGGAGCTGCGCTGAAAGACGTGCCATTGGTGATGACAGTAATAAAAGGCACAACCAAGGTGACCGCCGCCGATCCTCCTCTCCAGGTGATGGTAATTAGATAATCACCTGCGGGCAACCCGGGAGGCAACGTCAACACATTGCCCGTAAAAGACGCCGTGAAGGTGTTGAAGTCTTCAGGGACCATACCTCCCGATGTGCCGAAGATCAAAGCCTGGGTCACGGTGCCGGCCACCCCCGTCCATTGACCGTAAATGGTGCTCGAGGCTGCAGAATCGTCACTGCGCGGAAGCGTAGCAATGCAATCATAAGTGATCCACAATTCCCCAAGGATGGCCCCGGAGGATGTTTGCCCCCCGACCGCCAAGGTGGTGCGACAATGGTCGTAGAGGTGCAGATCGGAACCGGCTGGCAAGGATCCCGTCCGCACAAATTTCTTGGGCAGCACCAGGATGGAAGGGTTGCACTCGATCCAATGGGCAAACGTTTCACTGGGCTTGCGCGCTACAGAAAACTGCGACTGAAACATAGTCTTCTTGGAAGTGAACAAGGGCTCTGACACGTCGTATTGGCTACCCAACGCCACGTAGCCCAACCCCGGTGTAGCGGAGTATTCGGAGGCTTCCGACTCGAACACAAACATGGCACCCAACAACGAGTACTGCTCATAATTCGCAATCGATCGACTAGCCCAAGGGAAAGTCTCGTTCATCCCGGGGTTGACGGGGAACTCCAAATGTGCAAAAGGGGTGCTCGAGGAATACACATCTCCAATGTATTCCCGGTGGGTGAACCTGGTCTCTGACCCGATGTTATGAATGGCCGGTACTTCATTGCACATCTCTCCATCAGAGAACCCTGCAGCCAAAGAATTCGTCTGAGGCAGCACCTGGTCGGCCAAATTGCTCTCTTCATAATCACCCATGCCTGCCACCAAGGGGATAATATGCGGAGCCAACTGCACTGCCGAATCCAACAAACCCCCCCAAAACCCCTCGCCCGTGGCTGGGGCCAAGGCGCCCTCTCCGGGTTTCTCCAAGTCACCCGTCCACGACGTGTCCAACGTCGGAGTAGAACTCTTGACGACTCGGTTGCGCTTGGCCCGCGAGCGGCGCCTTCGCCCTACACGCTTGTGCAAGGTATTGATGCGCCGCGAGATCCGATCCTCACGGCGTGGATACCCCCAGTCTTCCCGCACCACTGGTCCAGCCCGGCGCCGCCGCCTCTCCAATTCCTGAGTAGCTGATAAGACGGCTTTCTTGGTCTTATTACTCCGGTTGGGGGCAGGCAAAGGCCGCTGGGCTTGACGCTCGCGCTGGCCCTTGCGGGCTTTGGCGATGGAGTTTTTGGCCTTGTCACGGTCGACGTGAAAAATCACGTTCCCCTGGGAATCCAAAACCTTGTCTCCGGGTTTCAACCCGGGGCGCACTGTCTGTTTTTCTTTTGCAACCTCTTTCGTAGTCATTTTTAGGCCACCCCAGGCACCCGCAGGGGAAAGGGACCCTATGCATAATCTGCACACAACTTGCTGAAGACGGGGCTCCCCTTGACAAGCACTGGTATTGTGTGGATTTCTGCCAACATACGATGAAATTCTTGAATCTCGGTTGCAGAGATATCGTATCTCCGCGCAATCTGGCCATGAATAGAATCGACATCCAAAGCCTGCGGACACTGACCAACTCGAATCCTGAAAGGCTTGTGGTGTATGTCGACTTCTGTGTACTCCCCCAAGCGCCGCATGAGGCTCACAAAAGGCCCCAAAATGGGGTACTGCTCCGGTATCGGTCCCGGCGACGCAGAAAGTGCAAACAACGCCTTGCGATAAGCCACCAACACACTCTCGCCGGGGGAATATGTCAGTGGGACTACGCAACATCTTGGCCAGCTTGAGCACCATACTAGGCAACGGAAGCCACCACGGACTCCCGGACTCCGTGCGCACCCACCAACCTTTCAAGAAAGTCAAATCAAAAGGGTCGTCATGCAGCTTCCACTTCAACGCAAAACCCAGTCCCGCCGCACTCTCCTCGGGGGTGGAAAGCCCAATATTCTGAATGGCATGGACTCCAGATTTCACGTTCCTAGAAGAATTACCCCACGTGGTCGAACCGAGCCCCGAAGATTGCTGCGGACCGGTAGAAAACTTGATCTTGTAACTGTAATTGGCGCGCGTAACGATCACACGATACTGACAGTTTCGACCCTGACAATCAATGGCGACAATATCTCTATCAAACCCCAACTCCTCGACATCATCCAAATCGCCCATCAAGGCTTCCTTTCCTTGAGTGCTGTCATATCGTGAGAAATCCCCCTCAAAAATCAGCACCAACCCGAGCTGGGGCACTCGGATAATAGTGATATTGTCGTCTCCCGCCACCCAATACCAAGATATGTCAGACGATAACATGTCTGCGAACCGCGCATTCAAGAGCTCCTGAGTGTAGCCACTGGCAAACAAAAAGATCGTTGGCACAACGAAACCCAAAGAATGGGGGACGTCGTAAACATTGGCCTCGGACCATATTTCATGCAAGGCGTGCGAGATCGAATGCATCTCTGCGGTGCAATCTGCCAAAAACTCCGGATCAATCTGGATGATTGCTCGCGGCTTTACTCTCAAGGGCTCCGGTTTCCGCAATAGGACCTCATTATGCTTCACCGATATACCGCACTTCCACTGCTCAGTTCGGCCGTAGTCGTCGGCGTATTGCATGGCGTTTAGCAACCGCTTGCGCTTGATGGGGTCCATATTCTCTATGGCCTCTAAAAAAGTAAACCGGCGCGACGGCTTCACTCCGACAAAGAACAAGTCCCGACAAGTCTTGTGGAGCTGCAGCCAAAGGCTCGCATTCGGCGTGACCCCGGGATCTGCCAAAGTACGCTGCAAGATGCACGTATAGGTATTGATGGGCGAAGTGGAAGGCCTAACAAAATAATACTGATGCGCTGTCAACACAGTGGCGTCGGTGTCGCAGTCTGGCAACGGAGCGACCTCATCATCGTCATGCACGGGGGTTATAATGGGATAGATGGTGCCGGCCTCCTGATAGAGCCCAGGTTGGGATATTTGCTCCATAACGTGGCCTGCCAAGTCTGGATCCGTATAAGCCTCTCCATTTATCTCAACGTTCAACGTTGCCAACCCGTCGGCGCGTACCAAAGTCGGCACATAAGACGCCGAAGTTGACAACCATTTGGACAACAATGGCACAGGAATCACGAGTGTTTGACGCGCCACAGGTGCATAGCGCCACAACGCAAACAAAGCCGCCCAGAAATCTAGCGCGCCTCTAGAGGCTTCGAACCCCCGAGCAAAAGCGCGCAAAGCCACATACACGACCATAGTATTCCAGCCCAAATGCACTGCCCAGCGCAGCAAAAAGGAGTATAACCGATCGGTCCACGGGGCGTCTTCCCCCGGAGTGGCCAACGAAAACAAGCTGTGGGCAACAAAAGAAAACAAAGCTCCTGCTGGACTACCACTCGCCAATTTGCACAATGGTTCCACCATGGCTGTAGCAACGAAGGCAGTCTTCGGAAAAAACGTCCTGGCCAGTTCCTCGACTGTGGCCGGAAGAACCGCACTGCGCAACCATAGGGAGACCAACTGCTCGACCCCCAAAAACGAGGGGAACCCTTGCACGACGGATGACAAAACCAACGGTTTGCAAACCTCAACGACCAAGCCCCCTGGTACGTCGGGCTGTGGCACCAAGTTGTGCACGACCTGATCAAATCCAAAAACCTGCTGAAAGGTCTCCGCCGCACCATATGGCAACCGACGAATGGCTCCTGACAATGAAAACAACAAATCCGTCTTGAACACAGAGCCAGAACGTCTTTTCACCACGAGGAATGCCAAAATGCCCGCCGCGGCCACGGCAATCGCCGCCGGAATCAACCTGGAGTTGTCAACGGTGGCAACTCCCTTCCGCACTCCGAGCAACCTAGCTTCTAAGTCACCGAATTGGCGCGCATCAGTCTCACCAACGATCACCGCCTCTTCCCTAGCTCCGTACAATATCATGCGCACCGTTCCGTTCGCCACCGCAGTGTGCATGCGGGGAGCACGCTCCAAAAGATGTCTATACAAGACAACCGAGGACATGGCGTTGGCAACGCTCGTAGCTATGGTCTCTTGCAATTGCGGTGTGAGCAATTTCTTCTGAAACAAAGCGACCTTGACCGCATGGATGCGAGTATCATACAACACACGGCTTTCCGGAGACCGAAAATCCAAAAAAGGATGGACTTTAGCTAGGTTGTCGACAATACGATCCGCCAGCGACAACTCCCTCGTGCGCGAAAGCATGGCAACTGCCACGCGACCACACATCTGCCCTTGAGGGTCGATCCGCGGCATCGAAGACACAAACTGCCTCTCGGGGCTGACCATGAATAGCGTGTACGGTCCACTGGCACCAATCTCAGAAATGGCCAACCCATCTAAGGTACGGTTCTGAAACAACCAAGAATTGTCTGGGTGTTGGGCGTAGCCCACCCCGGTGGGGTCAGGAAAAAAGTGGACCAAATCCCGGTGATTCTGATCTCTATACCACAATCCCTCATCATACAAATCAGAGTCATGCCCCAACTCTCCAAGAAACCTGCGCGTAACAATATAACCTGTTCCTGTGTGACTGGCATTGCACAATTCCAACAATGTGGCGGGGGACAACATGGTATTGTAAGAACCAAAGTCGTGATACACATCTTGCACCAAGAATGTATGAAAGCCCCTAGGGCAAGTCGTACGACGGAACTCCCTGGCAGCGTCGCCAGCAACTGAAAAATCGGGAGCTGATACAATGTTGAGTTTTCCCAAATTGGCTGGCAAATTCTCGTAAGTGCGCTGGTTACGAGCCCCCCCGAAATAATCCAACACAGTGAACTCTCGGATGCCGGAGGGGATAGCTCGACCCAAACAGGATTGCACAATATTTGCTCGGTATGCTGCCGCGTGAGGGTGACCACACAAGGACCGCTTGTTTTGCACAACCATGCCAAGGCCTTCAAACTCGTCGCGCAGGACTATGGCAGGGGAGAAAAACAACACATTAGTTTTCACAGCGGTGCGCAAATCAATGTCTTGCACGTCATCGGCCTCCGCGCAAGATAAAGCCTCCTTGGCCTCCAGATCGCTACCTTCCGGTTCTGACGCCTCACTGCGCCCTACTACCGGACTGGCGCACTGTTCGACCACCAACTCAGGGCTAGACGCACGTCGGAAATCAGGCGCGCGACAAAAAGCGGTGATCATAATGGGAGCGGGTGAGGCGGTAGGTGCCCCCACTACCACCTCCCAATTCGGCGGCAAAGCTGCTTCCCAAAATCTGAAGTCACCATAGAAGTTATTCGGAACGTACCTGGACCAAGGCACGTTGGAACCCTCGCAAAACTCGTACAGCCAATGCAGAAAATCCAGAGCCACCACATCCTCTGGAGTGCGACAATCGTCTTCCCGCAAAAACACCACACTACCTTCCGGGGCTTTCTGCAACACCCCAGTGAGAAAGGAACGAGGGCTGGCCACGTGGTGCAATACCTGTGAAAATACGAAGGTGACGGGCTCGTTAAAAGCACCGCCAATCAAAGCTCCTGGTGAATGGAAGGTGGTGTATGGGTTGTCAGCAGCCTGATCGCGATGGTCAGCCTCGTCATATTGCAACAGGAATTGGGCGCCCGTCCGCAGCCTCAATTCTTCACCCAAAAGGCCCGTCCCACACCCGTAGTCACACACTACGCGAGGGAACTTACCGGCGCCTATACCCCGAAGCCACGCATTGACCCTATGCTGGTGCAATGTGGGGTTGACGTGTTGCCACGACTTGCGCAGCCTGTGGTCAGCACGCCAATCGTTCAGCGCTTGAGCCCACGAAGTGACAAGATCTGTGCCTGTCACTCTTTTCCAGATCTGCAACATCCTGGCATAGGACGATCCGGAAGTCGGTAATTCAGCCGCTATGGTCATGGCCGTGGCCATACTCAAAGTCTTTTTGGCTGGAGTCTTTCCATCTGCACCCCCGATAGGTTCGGTGGGTTTCATCGATTTACCCCTCGACTTTCCGACAGACGAGGACGATGAACTACTCGCGGTGCCGCTAGTAGGTTGGAATTTTTTGTTTTGTTTCATATTTTTCTTGGGGTAGTGAACTTTGCTCATAGTCAACAAGAAAAATCGG